GGGGTACAGGTTATGTTTATTCAGATAAATTTGTTGATGATGAAACTGCCTTACAAGAATTTAAAAATCATTTAGACAAAAAAGGCCAAGATTATAGTAACGCAGAGTTTAAGAAAATTAAAATGCGTGTTGGTATTCATAAAAGATTATGGGTTAAAAATGTAGTTGCAATAGGATTAGCTGCTGGATTTATCGAACCTTTAGAAAGTAATGGTTTGTTTTCAGTACACGAATTTTTAATGCGTTTTATTAGAAACGCACAAAGAGATATTATTACACAATGGGATAGAGATAATTTTACCTTTCATTGTAAAAAATTGTTTAGAAATTTTGCAGAATTTGTTGCTATGCATTATGCAATGTCAAATAGAGATGATACAGAATATTGGAAAGCTAATGCTAATAAAGAATGGGAACCGGCTTTAGTAAATTTAACTCCGGCAAATGAATTAGGATTTTATCAGGCAGTTTCATTGAGAGAATATAACAATTATTTTCTTGGTGACGGTTTAGATTGTATAGCTTATGGCATGGAATGGTACCCTACTGAAGCAACTCATATAAAATGGTTACAAGGTTTTGATGATGAGGGATTTAAAAATAAATTTAGTGGTCAAGTTGATGAGTTAAATAAACGAAAAGGCGCTTGGGATATGGTAGTAAAAGATAAAACAAGCTTTTATGATTATCACAAACAAAAGTTTTATAATGATAGAGAAGATTAATGAATAGTAAAATAGAAAATTTTATAGGTGTATTTGATAATGCTTTTGATGAGCAATATTGCAAATCTGTAATTGAGCATTTTGAAAAATTAAATGATTTTCATAAAGTAGATAGGCGAGCTGACTTCTTTAATCAATCAGGAATTAAACAACAAAATGACATTTATGTGCCTGTACAAGAAACGGACTCTGTACTCATTAGTTCAAATGAAATAATATTAAGAAAATTTAATACAAAATTACAAGAGTGTTATGAATTATATAAAAATAAGTATCCTATATTAGATGATATGAGTAATCATAGATTAAATTTAGATACTAAAATACAAAAAACAATTCCAGGAGAAGGCTACCATGTATGGCATTGTGAACATATGGGTGCTGAAAATGGTAAAAGATTACTTCTAGCAATATTATATTTAAATGAAGTGGAGGGTGGTGAAACAGAATTTTTATATCAACAAAAAAGAATTGCACCTAAAACAGGTAGATTAATGATATGTCCTTCTGGATTTACTCACACACATAGAGGTAATCCTCCTTTAAGTGGATGTAAATATATTTTAAATGGATGGATAGAGTTTACGCAATGAAGAAAAAAACGGTATATTGGGCACCATGGTACATACTACAAGATATGTACAATTGGAACATTTTATTTTTAGAACCAAAAAGATTATTAAATAATGTTATAGATGAAACTAAAGATTTAAAATGTGAGAGAGTAAAAAATATGTGGAAATGTCCTGCTTTTAATAATTTAGGTAAAAATACATTTTATGTAGAAAATCCTTTAGCAACAGAATTTGATATAGTTGATAATCCTGAAAAAGGAAAAGAATTAGTACATAGAGGCCAACATAAATATCTTTGTCAATTATCAAAAAATGGTAATACATTTATTTATGGTTTAAATTATATATTTTTTTGTGAAGATGATTTAGAAATAATGCTTACTTCTCCTCATTTTTCTAAAAATGTTAATCATACAAAATATGCTAGACTGGTTCCAGGTAGATTTAATATATCTAAATGGTTTAGACCTATATCTTTAGAAATGTTATTTGACGACAATCAAACACACTTTAGAATGGAAGAATATGAACACATGGCTTATTTTCATTTTTTAACAGATGATGTAGTTGAGTTAAAAAGATTTGATTTAAATGATAATTTAAGAAAAATATCAGAAACTTGTTCAGATGTGTCAACTTGGTGGTCTAGTGTACCTTTAGTTAACAGATATGAAAGATTTTTAAAAACAAAAACAAACAAACTAGTTATTACTGAAATTAAAAAACAATTAGTGGATTAAAAAATGTATGAAGTAGTAGATAATTTTTTACCAAAAGATGAATTTAATAAATTAAAAGATGTAATTACTGGATATAGTTTTCCCTGGTTTCTTCAAAATTTTGTTGAACATGAAGACAATCCACAACCATCTCATTGGTATTTTACACACAAGTTTTTTGAAGAGGGAAGAGGAGGCACACCTTTTTACCCTATGATAGATGAAATTTTTTTAAAAGGAAAATTAAATTGTGCAGCTATACTTCGTGTTAAAGGTAATTTATACCCTAAAGATGAAAAAATTATAGAACATGGTTGGCATATTGATTATGACTTTAACCATGCAGGTGCAATATTTTATATTAATAATAATAACGGCCATACAATACTTGAAGACGGCTCAAAAATAGAAAGTATTGAGAATAGAATGTTGTTTTTTAATGCCGGAAGAAGACACAGAAGCACAAATTGTACCGATACACAATATAGAATGAATATTAATTTTAATTATATGAAAAAAGAATGGTAATTAAAGAGAAATTTATTATAACAGGATGGATTGATTTTAATGCTTGACATAAAAGAATTAACAATGAAACACCACAAAGACGCTGAAAGGCAAGGCTTTGTAAAGATATTAATGTCTGGTCAAATAGACCATAAATTGTATGCAACTTACTTATATAATCAAGCGCAATGTTATAGTGTTTTAGAAAAATATGGTCTTCATAATTCTTTGTTTAGAGATACACCTAATTTACCTAGAACGGAACATATACTATATGATTTTAATTCATTTGGTATAGAAAAACCAGAGATTACAGAAAGTACAAAAAAATATATAGACCATATAGAATCTATACAAGATGAGGCTATGAAACTATATGCTCATGTATATGTTAGACATATGGGAGATTTATCAGGTGGTCAAATGATAATGAAAAAAACACCTGGTCCTAATAGATATTATAAATTTAAACACAAAGAAGTTGGTGATTACAAAAGAATAGTAAAAGAAACTATTAACACATACTTAAATGTGTATGAACATTCTGTACTTCCTGAAGCTAAGTTTTGTTTTCAAAGTGCAACTAATTTATTTAAAGAAATGAAGGAGCTACATGATTTGGGATAGATTAATTAAGTGGAAAGATGAAACTATTGAAGTATTAAATCAAGAGTTAACTGAGTACAATGAACCCGGTATGGATAGATTCAACAATGATGAATTTGGTTGGGTCAATAGAACATGGAAAAATAATTATATAAGACGAGCTCATGTAGATGTAGTTGATGTAAGAGAAACAAAAGGTCTATGGATGGCTCATGTATGTTTATTTCCAGAATTAACAAATGGTGGACCAATTTATGGTTTTGATATCATTGCAGGTAAAAAGAAAGTAACAGGTGCTTTCCATGATTTTAGTCCTTTATTACAGAAACAACACCCATTAACAGAGTGGTTTATAGAAGAAAATAGGCACTTTAAAGCAAGTAAAGAGAGAGAGTTACCAGATTGGGCAAAGGCAATTTTTAGCGGAGGAATGATTGCTGCCGGCAATGTTACAGAGGAAGACGAATTAAATCAAATTTGTACCATGGCCGTGTCCAATTTGCGTAACTATATTGACAAAATTAAAGTACATGATGGCGAGGCAAAGAGAGAAGATGTTATAAAAGCACAGAATTATTACTGTGAACATCAACAACAAAACCCTCATACACCTAGAGTTATGGAAAGATTAGGCCTTCCTGAGGCTGATATTAAGTTGTTTTGTGAAGATAATCTCTTTCCGAAGATATAATTATCCTTATAAATATACCAGAAAAGGTAAACAATTATGGCCATACCAGCAACAAGAGAAAATTTAAAACAATATGCTTTAAGAGCGTTAGGTAAGCCTGTCATTGAGATAAACGCAGATGACGACCAACTAGAAGATAGATTGGATGAGGCATTACAGTATTTCGCACAATACCACTATGACGGTATTCAAAGAGCATATCTAAAATATCAATATACAGACGCTGATAAGACTAGAATGACGGCAGATTCTTCGGAATCAGTTACCAAAAATTCAGTCACTACAACATGGAAAGAGGGTAATAACTTTATCGTTGTACCTGAAAGTGTGATATCAGTAATCAATATATTTCCATTTTCAAACAAGTCTAATATGAATTTGTTTGATGTAAGATACCAAATGAGATTAAATGACTTGTATGATTTTTCATCTACAAGTGTTATCAACTATGATGTTGTATTACGACACCTAGACTTTTTAGACCATATCTTAGTAGGTGAAAAACCTATAAGATTTAATCAACATGACAATAGACTTTATATTGACATGGATTGGACACATGATTTGCAAGTAGGTGAATATATTGTAATAGAAGCATACAGAAAAATGGACCCCACAGTACACACAGATGTGTTTAATGACATTTTTCTAAAGAGATATGTTACAGCATTATTTAAAAAACAATGGGGAGCTAACCTATCTAAGTTTGATGGTGTAGCAATGATTGGTGGAGTTACATTAAATGGAAGACAAATTTATTCAGAGGCA